CTAGTCGCTTCAACACCGGTAAGGGGAATATTAGCGTCTGCTTCAACAGCGGCTGTGCCGGCGGTAGTGGTAGCTTCAACCCCTGCAACGGAAATATTAGCGTCCGCTTCAACAGTAACAGAACCAACGGTTCCAGTGGCTTCAAGCCCAGTCGTTAGGACACTAGCATCGGCTGTGACCGCGACGGTACCCAGACTACTTATTGCCTCTAAGCCAGTAATGGGTGCATCTGCATCCGCACTTACTATTACAGAGCCAAGGCTTAGGGTTGCCTCGGCCCCTGTAGGGCTAACTACCGCTGTACCTGTAACAACAACTGTGCCTGCGGCACCAGTGACCTCGACGCCTGTGACAGAAGCCACTGCATCTGCTTCAATAGTGGCCGTGCCTACAGTAGAGGTGGCTGATGCACCCGTGACTGAAAAATCAGCATCTGCTTTAACAGCTACTGTGCCTACAGTAGCGGTGGCTGATACACCAGTGACTAAAACATTCGCTTCCGCTTCAACAGTGGCCGTGCCTACAGTAGAGGTGGCTGATGCACCCGTAGGAGAAACATTAGCATCTGCGGTAACGGTTAGATCGCCAATGGAAGAACTAGAAGATAATCCGGTAACCGGTACACCCGCGTTGGCGTTGACAACAACTGTCCCTACCGCACTGGTGGCTGATACGCCAGTGACAAGAACGGTTTCAGGGCTAGATAAACTAGCGCTCCAAGCGCCACTACCCCAAGTGCCCCTGCCCCAACCTTCGCCGGTAGTATTTTGGATATTTACATTGACAGCACCTATTTGTGCAGTCGCTGATTCCCCTGTCGGCTCAACAGTAATGTTCTGAACAGTGACAATAGTTGCGCTACCCAAGCCACTTGTTGCTGACGTACCGGTGACTGGGACGAGGGTGACCGCTGGGACACTAGTGACATCTAAATAGACGTATATCGGGCCGCAAGTAGCCCCGTTCTGAGCGGTAAAAAGGCTTAGAGTGCTTGTTGTTATTGTAACTTCAGGAGTTCGTAGCCAGAACCACTCGTCTGGAAAGCCTACTCCAGTGCCTGATGTTTCCGCGTAAAGATAAAAAGCTCCGCTATTACCGGACGTATTACCTGTTCCACTAGACGGTGTACCACCAGAGTCTCGGTTCCACCGCCCGGCGGTGGTGGCGGTTGCAATATTGCTCCAAGTTATGGCGTTGTATTCAGAGTTAATATCGTCTAAATCAGCTCCGGGACTAGGCTGATCAGTCGTTACTTGAAGAAAAACGCCACCAATGGAGTTGAAGTTGTCGGTTGGATTATAGGTAGTCCCCCCGATATTAAACGTGTCGAGTTGGGCGTCTCCAGTAAAAGAGCTACCCGACTGATAGAGCACAACCAGCCTAGCATCACAACCAATGTAGTCACTTATATCTGCTGTACGCTGTGTCCACGTAGAGTTGTTCTGCGCGGATACAGATATAAGCCTACCGGTAACCCCGACGGTTGGAGTAGGCATAGCCGATCACCTAGCTATGCAATTCTAAGGATTGCGTTAGATGCGTCAGCAGTTGGGAATTGAATTGTGAAGTCTCCACTAGTTGCCGTTTTATCTGACCCAAAGTCCAATACAATGACAGCCTCATCACTCGCGGCGCTGTCGTTATAGATCAACGCCCCGCGAGCTGTTAATGAAACCGCCGAGAAGACTTCGTCTTCAAAGTCCAGCAGAGCAGTTGTGCCAGATGCTTGAGGGAACGATGCCGTGGTTGTGAGCGCTTGCGGCCCTGAATAGTTTGTTCCAGTGGTGGACACCTCGTTAGTAGAGGTTGGGTCTGCCGCAGGATCTACTGGGGCAGTGTAGGCGGTTGTAGACGCGCCAAGGGTTGCGCTTGATGTGAACAACGCAATGTTGAATGTGTTTCCTGTGGACGGCGTGAAGTTGTGTACTCCCTTCATCAGTTCCACTTTAAAGCTCGTGCAGATCGCTTGCGATATAGCCATGGTTATAACCTCTTGATAATTTCTGCCATGTCTGCATGGCCTTGGTTTATGAATAAATTATACAGTGTTGTTCGTTCGGATTTTTGAGCATTGTAGAATGCTTTAACCAAGACAACCCTGAGGTTGTCTCTAAAGGCCTCTGCCTGCTGTTTGATCAGCGGGTGCGAGGATTCTGAGATACTGATAATCTTGCCGATTGTCATCTCTGCGAGTTCTTCGGGCGATAGACCACGTCCACTTGTTGTGGTGATCTTGACAAAGCCCGGGCTAAGTAGCGACTGTTCTGACATCATGTGACTGGTACCCTTGGTTCACCGTTTCTGTAGCTGTCGCGCCTGTTTCGGCCCTCTCCAAGCACATACAATTGCTGGAGCGCTTCTTCGTAGCGCTTTGCGTACAGATTGATCAAATCTTGTTCGCCCTTCATAAAGGTGTAAGCCTCAATGAGGACGCCATATAAGAGGGCTGATTCGGCGTTATCGCCATACCAGCTTGTCCCTGCTGTGACAATTGATTCGGGCTGGTAATAATAGTGCAATTGCACATTATATGACTGATCAGGAGTGGGCCCTAGTATAAAAGATGCGTTGTCAAACAACGCATAATACTGAGGCAACCCCTCTGTAGTTGTTTCGTTGTACGCTTCCCGGATAAAGTTCACATCCTTATTCAACAAGAACTCATATTCACCGTCACCGTTCAACACAGCCAGCGAAAAAACAGCCAAGAAGTCCGAGGGGGTCGATAGGAACCGATTCGATGCAGTCACGTTACCAGTTTGATTCCGGCGAAGGTTTGGGATCATGACGGCACGAGCCAATCGCTCCTCGGTTTGCTGTACAAACCGAGGAATCTGACTGACAAAAGTTGCCTCGTCGTTCTCCGTATAGTCCTGCACGGCCTGAACAAGTTGCGCGTAATTCATTCTGAGTCCTGATACAGGTTGTTAAATGTAATACTCGGGTCGGTGTAACTCGAGTGCCCTTCTGCGGAGTGAGCGAATTGACTTGGTCTAAAGTCAGGCGCCCCTTCTCCGGTTCTCCATAATGCTGGGCTAGTTGCCCTTACACGGTTGTTCGGAAGACCGACAATATTTCCTTCCCAAGGTCCAGAGGTGAGGTAAAGGACATGGGTTTGTTTGTGTTGGTCTGGGGAGTCTGCGATTTCATGCTCGGTGTAGTCCACTGTAAACATGTATCGGGCTTCGTAAAACTCTCCGCCAATTTTTGCCAGCCATGGGCTTGAGCTGACGCGATCCAAGACAACCACTGAGTGACTTCTGGATTCGCAGTCCCATGGTTGGCAGAGGTGGTCTTCCATTCGCTCGGGCCATTCATGTAAGGGAATGTCTGCGACCAGAGCTTGAATAGGCATTCGGGCCCACATGGCACCTCCATGCACGTTTTCTCCGCCTTCGATGTCAATTTCGCATCCGGTGAAAACCACTTGAAAACTGAGTGATCTGTCAGTAATTGTGTTAACTGCAAAGGCAATTCCATGTATGAATTCGCCATGATAGTCCTCGTGATTACATGTAAATTCTTTGCGTACCCAGCATTTAAAGCTGGGCACGTTAGAGATTAAATAAGGCATTTAGCCTCCTCGGGTGAAATTTCCTCCTTTTGTTGCCGCGCCCATGCCGCGAGCAACACCACCCTTAGAGTATCCCTTAGTTTTTTTCATGGGTCCACCTTTGGCGTACCCCTTTGTTTTCTTAGTCATCCCGCCTTCTTTCATGGTCTTAGTGGGCTTCATCTCGCCACCAGCCATCTTCTTCATAGGAGTAGACTTGGTCATACCGCCCTTGGCCATCTTGCCCTTGCCGTCCGCCGCGAACTCCGGGACCATCTTCCCTGAATCTGGATCCTTGACCATCTTCATCTTGCCACCTTGGGCATATCCCTTGGTTGTCTTCATTGCCCCGCCCATCGCGTAGCCTTTTGTCTTCTTCATGTTTCACCTCAAGTTACCGTGATTGTGACTGTGCCAGAATAAGTTTGGAGTGCGTTCGGGGGACCGAATGGCTCCAAGGTTGTTCCATTAAGTAATGGATATTGTATTGTCACGCCCTCAATGAACTTGTCCGGGCGTGGATCAAATAATGATTGAGGGTCAAAAATCTTGACCCGTCCTAAAAAGTTTTGCGGCTGGTCTGGATCCGCCACATCCCGGCCAACACGAAACCCCGTCTTGACCCCATCCCTGTATTCATAAACAAGATCCTTTAATGGATATCTAAATCCGGTCTTGTCGCAGAACCCGAAGGCATATTTTCCATTTGAGTACGCAGGCATTAGTAGCCCCCTATGTGTCCCATTGGGATAAAGCGCACTGAAGATTTGTCTCGGTCTTCTCCCGAGGCCAGCTCAAACTGGAACTCATATTCTTGCTTTAAGCCGGCCACTCGGTCGTTGACCTCTGGCCGTTTCATCGCAATGTAATAAGCAAGACCACTGACAAGGCAAGGCACAAAACGAGGAGGCACGTCTGCCGATCCCGTAATGCCTGAGGCAATGCCGTCAATACCTTTGAGGCGATAGTATGCCAGTGTATATGACTCAGACGAATCAGGTACCGGCCATAATGTAACTGTTGTTGAAGAAGCAAGACGGCGAATGAAGCCTTGGACCGGGCGGCCTGTTGTATTTTTGTTAGTTTGTTGTGAATACGTTGCAACACTGATTCTCTCCACGTGCGTATCTGTTTGGCTGGAACCCGATCCAGTGCGTAATGACATCTCAAGCATGTCAATGGTATCTGATGGTAGCGTATAAGTTGCCGTCCCAGATGTCAGTGAGATAGTGCCGGGTTCAATTGTCCAGAGATTGAGTCCTCTGTTTTGCCATTCTAGGGTGAGCAGGTTTAAACTTCTTCGGGCGGTCTTTAAATCGTAACCGGAACGAAGCTCGAGCCCTGCGCGCTCGAACGCTTCTTCAAAGATTTCTGGTAGATCAGGGGTTACGACTGCCATGGCTTCCTCAAAAGTGCAAATGCACTATTTCATTTTACGGTGTTGCGCTGTTTTTTGAGCAACCTTTTTAGGCTGTTTTACAAACTGTTTGCCCTTTTTGGTACCCTCGCGCTTGGCTTTCGTAGTAGCCGCATACTCTTTGTCCGAAAGCGCCTTGATAGCACTCTCCGGTAGATAGCGCTCCCCGGTAGCTTTGGGGCCTTGAGTAGATGGCTTGCCACTCTTGGTACGCCATTTCTGTTCGGTCCATTTTTTCAAGGACTTCTGCGGGGCTTTCATGAGGTGTACCCACCACCTGAGTCTTTGTAGCGCTTGGCAAGCATTTGTGCTTTACGGGCTGACCACTGCCCGGGTGCTCCGCCCTTGCCGCCTGCTTTAATCTCATTAAAGATTCGCTTACGCATGGTTGGCTTTGTATAGTTTCCAGCTTCATTAACACGACTCTTCTTGACCTTACCGCCTTTTTTCATGGCCGTTGTGTTTCGGCCACCTGTTCCGTCATCAGTGTTTCGGGCGGATCGAATGATTTCAAGATCACCTAGATCGTTGCCTGAAGACATAAACCCGCCACCAGCCATCTTCTTAATTGAGTCTTTTTTTGTCGGTATACGATCACCTGTTAATTGTTTGCCCATTTGAGACCTTGAAATCATTCTTTTGGCAAGAGGGCTTCCGCCTCTTCCTCTGGAGTGGTTGTAAATGGGTATCCAATTGGTTGTGTTTGTACTGGGTATTTCGGGCCAATGATGCTTCTAATTCCTCTTGACGCCTCGATTTCTTCGGGCGTCATTTCCCCAATAGGTTGTAGGTATGTTGGCATGTATGACTGCAACTCTTTAGTTGCGTAGCTGTCTGCAATCTCTGGCGACAGCGTGTAATAACCAAAGTCCCTTGCAAAATCAAATGGGGACGTGATTGCCGGCTCGCGATACGTCAGGTCTTGGGTCGGTGTAAAGGTTGTTGGTTCACCAAATGCGTAAGCGGCTGGTGTGTATTCCACAGGTGCAACCGCATCATCATCATCATCAGAGTAATAATCCTCAATCAGCTTGACGATAGGATCCGGAAGGAGATTAATGTCAATTGTTGTGGGGCCAATATTAACGTCAGAATAACCACCCAGACCACCCTGACCACCCTGACCGCCCTCGCCACCCTGACCGCCTTGACCGCCTTCTGCGGTTGTGGGGCCAATTGTTGTAGGGCCAATTGTCGTTGGGCCAATATTAACGTCAGTTGTTGTTGGGCCGGCATTAACATCAGTTGTCGTTGAATCTGTCCCCATGGAGGTAATTGCCGTCCAGTTATTTGCGACCGCTAAATCCGCAAACTCACCCGGAGTGCCGACAAAAACATCAACCACTCCATCTGGTGTGTAGTATGGGATATATGTATCCATTGACATGTCAGTCCCTGTTGTTATGTCAGTCCCTGTTGTTGTGTCAGTCCCTGTTGTTATGTCAGTCCCTGTTGTTGTGTCAGTCCCTGTTGTTGTG